CGCCCGGCCCCAGACATCCCAGTCGCCAGCGGACAGCGCCAGCACCGCCGCATTGGCCGCCAGGCCGGGCGTGAGGCCGATGGAGCCGCTCGCCGTCACATACTCACCGACCGCACCAGCCGCCGCCTCGCTGCCGTCTGTGACGCTCTGCAGCGATGCCAGGCGATCAGCGACGCTCTGGTGGTATTCGGTCCAGGCGTGCGAGTGCCGCTGCCCGCTCGGATAGTCCGACAGCGGCGGATCGAGGAACGGCGGCTCGATGCGTCGCGGTGGCGCAGCCATCAGCTCACCCCAGCCTGAATGTCTGCATCAATTGCATAGAAACGACTCAATCCATGGGTGGTCAGCCTGAACGTGCGCTGGCGAAAGCTTCCGAGCCTCGTCGTAAACACCCGCTTGCGAAGCTCGCTCGGCGCTCCCGCCGATAGCGTGCGCGTCGGTCCCCAGGTGCGCGAGCCGTCGTCGGACCAGTCGAGCACGACGTTGCCCGGCGTGGCCGCGCCGCCGACCTCCATCTCGACCTCCAGTCGCGCACAGAACGCCCGCCGCGTTTCGGCCCACAGCGGTGGCAGCGTCGCCTGACGCAGCACCGTCACGCCCGCGTCCGCCGCCTGCATGCCGAGCGTATAGAGCATGTTGGACGAGCGATCGCCGAACAGGTTGATGGAGTTGTTGTCCACCGCCGCCACCGACGCCCGCCACGGGCCGGTGCCGTCGGTGCTGGTGGCGCGCTCGTGCCACGCCGCGGTCGCCACATCGAACACCAGCGTCCGCGTTTCCCCGGCCGTGGTGAGGCTATAGAACCAGTGCCCGCGATAGGGATGCGTCAGCGCGTAGAGCCCGATCGAGTTGGTGCCGATGATCGCCTCGATGGCGTGCGTGCTGACCCGCACCGGATTGTAACCGTCGGTGCGGTAGACAATGCCGTCGGCACCGAGCCACCAGATGGACTTGTCGGCGCGACAGACCGACATCGGCGAGTTGGTGCCAGGCGGCACCACACCGCCAGGCATACGCCGGAACGGAAAGTCCGCCTCGCCGGTATTATACCAGACCTCGAATGCGCTTTCGCCGATCGTCCAGACCTGCCCGCGATGGCCAACAACCCGCCGAATGGCGTTCGGCACCGCATCGGAGAACACAAAATCCAGCGCATCGAACTCTGCCGGATCGAGCAGCCGCGAGATGAACCACTCCGCCGTATTGCCGACGCGACTGAACGCGAAATAGCCGTCGACGTAGCAGACGCTCGTAGCGCCCGGAAAATCCGGGTCGGTGATCTGGTTGAGGATCTCGCCGGGTTCGTGGCCGCAGGTGTAGGCGTGCGGCGGCACGCAGATCACCACGGCGGTCGGTCCAGCGGCGATGGTGACGAACGAGTTATGCGCGCCGGCACCACTATCCGCCGTGCCGACAGCACCGAGATCGTCCACGACAACGCCGCCCGCGAGCGGGAAATACAGCCGATAGGCATGGTTGCCGGACACCACGTAGATGCGCCCCGGCTGGTCATCGTTCATGGCCAGGATCGGCCCGGCGCCCACCGCCTGGAAGTTCAGCAGCCCCGGCGTCGATACCAGGGCCGCCACGGTGCGCGCGTCATTCGGCTGCTGCTCAGCCATGAGGTTAAGCAAGCGTTTGGCGACCAGCGGCAGCGACGGGTGCTCATAGCTCTCCAGCGGAAACGGAATGCGCCGCATGCCGCTGCGTGGTGGCGCCTGCTGCTGTGCCGGTGCGTCCGACATCAGGGTGCCGCCTCCAGCGCCGCTATGCGATCGGTGAGCGTCGCGATGATGGCGTTCAGCTCCTGAATGGCCCTGACGTTCAACGCGGTGATCGTGCTTTCGCTCAGCGCGAGCGTCGGCTCGGCGCTCTCCAGTCCGCCGCTGCCGTCACGCAGCGGAATACCCGCCTGCCACACCGCCTCTGGCACGATCGGCTGCACGTCCTGCGCCACAAATCCAATCTCGTGCTGCGTGCCGGTCGCCGGGTTGTCGCGGTCGAACTCCACCGGCTGCAGTTGCAGCACCTCGGCGAGCCCCTTGGTGGTCGGCACGATGCCGGATTTCGCGCGGCGGTCGCTGACGTTGAGATACGCGCCGACGCCGCCGACGTTGCTCTGCGCGTTGAAGCAGAAATCGTCCGACGCGCGCATCACCCATAGCGGGCCGTTGCTGACGACATACTGCAGCGTCGCGTTGGCGGTGACGTATTCGAGGTAAAAGCTCGGATTGAACTGCACGATCCTGCCGCCGGCTGATGCCGTCAGGCCGAACTGCCCGGCCGGGCTGCCGATCCACACCTGCGGCGCGTTGACGTAGCCGGTCGGAATGAGATTGCCGGAGCCGTCCATCGTCATGGTGTAGCCGAGCGGGCTGGTCCAGCGGTGCTCGCCGCCCACCGACTCCCAGACCTCGGACCAGCCGGAGCGATGGCTCTCGATGTGATCGCCGGTGCCGGGGTCGATGTAGAACTGCCACTCGTAGGCGTTCGCCGACGACAGGCGGAACTCGTTGGCGTAGACCGCGCCGCTGGACAGGATGTTGCCGCCGACGTTGAGATTGCCGAAGATCGAGCCGCCGGTGATCGGCATCACCTCCGTCCATGTGCCATTGATCCGGCCATACACCGAGCCGGTCAGCGGCGCCTCGGGCACGACCACCGACCACGCGGCATTGAGCCTGGCGAACGGCAGCCCGCTCGACGGCGCATCGCCCAGCACCGGCGTCCAGGCGCCGTTCATCCGGCCGTAAGGCGTGTTAGTAGACGGCGCCTCGGGCATGCTGGCGGTGTAGCAGTAGTTTTTCAGCGCCAGCGCCGAGAACCGTCCGGTGCCGCTGGCGACATCCGCCACAATGGACGATGCATCGGTGACGGCGCCCAGGTCGGGCAGGTCAGCAACGCGGATGGTTCCCGACATTACGATGTCTCCAGTTGCTTCAGGGTATCGGATGCCAGGATCGGCCGAAGGGTCTCGGACGTAACCAGATCCAGCAGCGAGGGCGCGCCAGGCTGAACCGGCGGAATATTCGGATCGGGCGGGATCGCGGTGAGCGGCACGCCGGTCACGAACGGCCGCAGCACGTTGATGACGCCCTGCGCCAGCACCGACGACGCCGTGCCGTTGTTCCACAGCAGCAGGATCGACCAGCCAACGCGCAGCGGCATATTGGCGAACGTGCCGGTCGGCAGCTCGAAGTCCCACGACCCGGCCGCGCTGCCCGGCCTGCCGATCACCGACGCGAGCACCATGCCATGCACCGGGCCGGGGCGCTGGTAGTCGCAGCACCAGCCGTGGCCGGGATAGAGCGCCTCCTCCCACAGCACGAGCTGCATCGCCGGGCCGTTGGCGTCGGTGGCGAGGATCAGCGCCTGCGCTGACGGGCGATCGCTCTCCACGACGGTGACGCTCAGCAGCAGGCTATCGGCGGCGGACAGCACGAGATCGCGCCGCGGCAGATGCACCGGCGAGGTTCGCATATATGGCAGGGTGACGCTCTGCAGCATTACAGGGTAACGCCGTTGTCGAGCTGCTCAATGGAGGGCTGCGCCGCGGTCCAGAATGTCTCCCAGGCGGTGGCCAGCGTGTTGATCGCATAGGCGTAGTCCGCGCCCTTCTCGCCAGGCGCTGTGCCTGGCACCACGCCGAAGTTCGTGCCATCGCCCTCATACTCGGTGCCGGGCACGCCGTCATAGCCGCTCGCAGCCGTGGCGACGGCGTCCTTGAGGCGCAGCACAGCCTCGTTGACTTCGTGCAGGCCGGCGATGGCGCGGTTGGTCATGGCGCCGAACGGCGGGACGTTGCTGATGATTGTTGCGGTCATCGTGATGGCTCCAGCATGTCTAGGAGGGCGGCGACGGCTTCCTGTGTGCGGCCCTGCGCGTTCAGCGATCTGGCACGCGACAGCTCCAGGGCCTCCGACGACTGATAGACCGTGGCGATCGGCGATGGCGGCGGTGCCGGATCTGGCGTGTTGCCCGCCGCGAGCCATGCAAGATACCGCTGATAGTCAGCATTCGCCGGATCGGCGGGAATGCGCCCGCCATCGGCCACGCGCAGCACGGTTTCCATCATGCCGGGAGGCGTGGCAGTCAGCTGGTATGGTTGTGCCATGCGGGCCTCATAACTCGGCGGACGCGGCGTAATTGCCATAGTAGGTCACCTGACCGGCGGCGGTCGCGACCAGGTATATCTGGTAGGTGGAATAGGTCGGCCCGCTCAGCGCCTGACTTGTGCAATTGGTTGCCGATACGGATGACGTTGTGATGGTTGGTGCGGCTCGCATCGGCGATGGCAGGCTCAGCGTCAGCAGCTCCGCGATCCCCGCGCCCCCCATCGTCCACAGCCCGAAGTTGTTGGTCTGGTAATACCGCTGGCAGTTGACTAGTTCAGCCTGTGACGGGTTAGCCACCCACGGGGTGGCAACAGTGCCTGCCTCAAGCTTTACCTGACCCAACGTGCCGGCGTTGAACTCGACCGTAGTATTCGCGCCCGCCACGATGCCGGTGACAGCGACGGGAGAAGCGGCATAGGCGCCGGCTCCGACGCGCCCCTGGGCGGTTCCGGTCCATGACAGCATGTAGTTGCCACCGGCCAGGGATGCGCCCTCCACGACCTGCTGCAGCGTGCCTGCGGTGATGGTGACCGTGGTGGCAGGCCCGGGGCTTTGCGTGAAGGTGTAGGTGCAGCCGCCAGCGCCCGCCTTCCACCGGTCATGGCCGAACGCACCGGCCGCCAGCGCGGCACCGCTGACATAGGTGCGCTGGTTGACGCTGAACCCGCCGTTGATGGCGTAGTTCAGATAGCGCTGCGCGGCCTGAACGGTCGTCGTCACCTGCGCCGCGGTCTGGTAGCCGCTCGGGTTGCTCGCGGCATAGCGGCTGGTGTCGGTCGGATGGATGTGGTCAGCCCGCGCCCATGTCGTGCCTGCGCCGATCGTCGCCGTGCCATCCATCGCAGGCGTGGTGCTCGATGCCGGCAGGACCGTGACCACGTCGGCATTGCTCAGCGTCACCGCGCCGGTGCGGGTGTTGAACGACGCTACGCCAGCCGCCGCGGCAACCGCCGAGATCTTGCCGTCACCCGCAACGGTGATGGTCGAGCCGTCCGGTTTCACGCCACCGAGCAGGCTCGGCGTGGCGATAGGCAGGGTGTAGGTCGGGCCAGGCGGTCCCTGGATTCCAGGTGGACCTGGCACTGTGCTGTCGGCACCTGGTGGGCCGGGCACCGTGCTATCGGCGCCAGGCGGTCCGGGTGGACCTGGCACCGTCGATGGCGGCCCCGGAGGTCCGGGCACAGTCGATGGCGGTCCCGGCGGCCCTGGCGGTCCGGGCGGTCCGCGCCAGTTCTCGCCGGTCGGATCGGTCGGCACGCCAGGCGGCTGCGGATAACCGCCAAAGTCCAGGTTGTCATCCGGCGGCGACGCGCCTCCAGGCGGCACCGTAGGCGGTGGCGTTGGAACCGGCGCCGGCGGCAGCGTCCCGCCAAAGGTCAGCCCATCCTCGGGCGACATCAGAAATACTCCGCCGTGACGGTCTGCCCGGAGGTCGGCAGCGCGGCAATCTGCGACAGCGCCCGGCTGGCAATCAGATCGGCGGCTGGGTCCATCGGCTTGTCGAACAGCGGCGCCAGCCGGTTCGCCGCCAGCATCTCGTATGGCAGCTCGGCCGCCGGTGGCACGTCCCATACGGTCCACCGTGCGAGGCCGCGCGCCACGAGGTTGTCGTGCACCGCCTGCACCGCGTCCTCCGCCGACCCAGGCCCCGCCAGGACCGCTGCCATGCGACGGACGCGCGCTTCCCAGATCGCCAGCATCTGCGGCTCGACCGGCTTGCCGAAGCTCGACGCCAGCGCCATCGCCACCAGCCGGGTGTATTCCTCCGCGACGGCCATCGGCACGCCGAGATTGTCCCACGTTACATTGGCCTGCGACACCAGCGACGCCTGCACCTGCGTTAACTTGCTCAGCGCCAGCGCATAGGCGCGCTGCACCCGCGAGACATGCGCGATGCGGCCCTCCAGCAGCGGCACGATCGCCGGATCGCCCTGCTTGCCGAACGACGACGCGATGTGAAACGCGGTCAGCCCGGCATATTCCTCCGATACGTCGCTCCTGATCTGCGCGCTCGTCCACTCGACCGAGCCTTGCGCCACGAGGGCGGCATGCACCGCGTTGACTGCGCCGCGCGACAGGGCGAGGTCGGTAGCACTCGGTGTTTCGTCCGACGCGATCACGCCCAGCTTGATCAGCGCCGTGGTGGCGATGGTATCAACCGGAACGACCGTCGCCTGCGATGCCGGCACCTCGTCTGTCGCTATCACACCAAGCTCGATCAGCGCGCCGATGGCGATGTCGCCGGGTGCGACGCGGGTATTGAGCGCCGGCCGCTCGGCCACCGGCACAATGGCCACGCCAAGGCGCCTGAGGGCGCGCTCCGCGAGCATGGAGACGGTCACTGCCATGGTGTGCTCCGGCTGTGTGTCGTGCCCTGGCGGGCGCTCAGGCGGCGGCGGCGGACGAGCGGCGCCGCATGCATCGCAATAGCTGTGATGCACGAGGCTCCGCCCGCCGCACGCCTGGCAGCGCCAGAGCAGGCTAGGCCGCTCCGCCGCGGGTCGTGACAGGCGGCTCGGGAGGCGGTGGCAGGTCGCCCTCCTCGATGCCGGCCGCGAGGCTCGACATGCGCGTGGCCTTGCTGCTGGTGGAGGGCACGAACTGCGGCTTGGGCTGCATTGCCTCCCGCTGTGCCTGCAGCGCCTCGGCCGAGCCCAGCGGCGGCCCGCTCGGTGCGACAGGATCGAGGCCCACCGACACCAGATACGCATCACGCGCCTGCACGTTCTCGGTCATCGTCCCGCCTATGCCACCACGTGCGCCCAGGCTGGCGTCGCTGTTGTAGTCGAGGATGACCTGCCCGCCGATTGATGCCGCACCGGCCGCCTCCTTTGCCTCCGCCGCCTGCTGCTCAGCCGCCGCGCGGTTCTCCGGCGATTGCTGCTGCTGGGTGCGTTGCTGCCGCTGCTGATCGCGTTGCTGCTGATCACGCTGGCGCTTCTCCTCCTCCTCGCGCCGCTTGCGGTCGTCGTCGTCAGACTTGTCGTTTGCCATGTCAGTTTCCTTTCAGGGTGAGCCGCCTGGCGTATTCGGCTGGGTCTGTTGCCCGCTTGTTGTTGTTACAACGCGCGCACAGCAGCTGCAGGTTGGTCGGCCAGTTCGACCCACCACGCGATAGCGGATGAATGTGGTCAACGTGGTATGCCGAGCCGAGTTGCCGCTTGCAGTAGACACAGGCCCCGCTCTGCGCATCGAACAAAGCCAGGATGTCTGCTGCCGTGTGCGATCCCTCGGCACCATTCACGCGCGCTCGGTAATTACGTCCGCGCGATCTGGTGGCTTCCGGGTTGGCAGCATTCCATTCAGCGACCCGCTGTTTGATCGTCTCTTTGTTCGCCTCGTAATGCCCATTCCTATTGGCCAGCACACGGTCGGGATAACGCTCCTTCCACTCCTTAACCCGTGCGCGCGTAGGCTCGGGGTTTGCGTGGTAGGCAGCTATGATGCGAGCCTTGATGCGCTCGGCGTTCGCCGCATAGTGCCGCTGGAAGTATCCCGGATTGCGCGCGTGCCTAGCGCGCTCTGCTGCATTCGCCTCGGTCCGGTTCAGTTTCTTCCACTCACAGACCGTGCAGGCATGATTTACGGTTCTGCGTTGGCTTACATGACCGCGGCAGCACGGTCTGCCGGTGAAGTAGCGTGTCAGACCGCCGGCAATAGCCGCGGCACGCGTGACAACTGGCCCTGTATAGGGCACGTATTCTGTAGCCATTGGCGATGCTCACTCATCGGTTGGTGGTAGAGGCCCGCCCGGTGCTCAAACACCAGCGGGCCTCGCTTATATCATGCGTCAGCTACGGCAGTAGTCCATATCGTGAAGACTCCTGCATCGACGGGTTTGTTTTGGTCCACTGCGGCATCGGTGCCGAACCTGAGCTTTCCGATACCCCTCATTTCCTGCACGCCTACACCGTGAAAGTCCTTGCTCTTCGCCAGAGGTCGCGACGCTCTGACCGCCCTCTCGGGCTGCTACCGCTCGCGCGGCAGAGGAGACCATATCATCACCCACATGGGGTGCCGGGCGCTTCGGGCCGCTTGGCCCTACTCCCTTGCGGGATGGTCGTTGCGCCTTCCGCCTTGCGGCGGCTTGGCTCAGGATTGGCTGCGTGAGCTATCCCCTGAGTTCACCCGGTTTGCGACCACCCATTAATGGATGGTGGGCCCTGTCGAGCCATAATCACGGGTATTGGTTGTGCTTTTCGTCCGCTGAGCCCAGGCGATACCGATTGCCTGCGCACCGCATAGGAAGCTGGCCGCCACGTCCGTTGTGCCGCCGGCACCCGCGCCAGGGACGACGGTCATCTCAGGGATTTCGCGAACGATCACGCCATCCCACAGAAGATCGCCACCCGTGAACAGCGGATTATCGGACCCGCGCGTCCACGCATCGCGGTTGGCCTGCTGCACCGCCGGGTCGTTCCTGAAGTCGCGGAACGCATACGGATGCATGAAGCACACAAACCACTCTTCATCGCCGGAGATGCGCATCGGCCGAATGCGCGGATTGGCCATGAGCGCGCGGCGCTTGGCCGTGCTCAGGACCGCACCGGACATCTTGTCCGCCGTGGTATCCAGCGTCGTCAGTGCCGTCGCCATGACGCCGGATACATGGTTGGCGACAGCAGCACCGAACAGCACGCGGTCGGTGTTGTTGACGAGCCACGTATTGCGTTGTGCAGCCGTAGCAGCGCCATAGCTGATCTGCACGTCGCCATCGGCGGTCATCGAGCCGAGTGACACGATGATGTCGGCCCTGATCTTTTCCAGCGCCCAGTCCATCAGCGCATCGCGCGCGGCATCCCGCAACGCAATGACGCTCTTCTGTTCGTCCCAGTCGCTGACTGCAACGGCGTGCCGTATCGCGCCGACGACCAGCTTGAGACTACGGGCGTTAAGGATTTCCTCGTTGCCCTCGAGGACGACGTTTCCGGTTACGCCAGCGCCGACCAGCCTACGAACGGTCGGGAAGACGACGGAATCGCCCTTCTCGCGCTCCAGATCCACTTTCAGCTGGATCATGGAGCCCATCTCGCGCCCCATATAGCGCGAGAATTGATTGTTTCTCACATACTCTGTGAAAAACCTGTCGTCCCATTGGGTTGGTGTAAGTCCCGTCCTAGCGGGAGTGATATTCATGTCGGCCACAGAATGGCTCCTAGATCGTAGGAACCCGCCATCACCCTATCGCGGCCAGGGCTCAGCCTTTCCGCACTTGCGTGCGCACCCGTTCGTCCCTCCGCAAGGACCACCCGGCGACGGTGTTTCCGTGGATGCGGCGAGACGCCGAAGCGCCGTCGAGCCGCGAAACTGTGTGGCTACGCCTTGCGCTTGGTGCGTTCGTGATACGGCGGGAACATCTCTTCGAGCGACATGCCGACGTTGGCCGGCGCGCTGCGTGGCGCTGAGCTGCGCGCGTTGGCAAGTGACGGCGCCAGACCGGCCACACGCGATGGCGCAGACGCAGGCGCTGGCGCGGTCCCGCCTATCTCTGCCTCGATCTCGGCGCGCAGCCTGGCACGCTCAGCCTCGCGCCACTTCTCCGGGTCGTCGCCCATCTCCTGCTGCAGCTTCAGCGCGGTCGAGCGCCGGTGCAGTGCCGCGTAAGCGTCCTTCTCAGCGAAGATCTCGTCCTTTGCCGACTGCGGCCACGTCCGGAAATCAGCGATGAGCTTGTCGACGGTCTCGTCGCCGAGCTTGGCGCGGGCGCGCTCCTCGGACTGGTCGAGCCGGTGATTGAAGCGATCCACCTCCAGCCGCCGCGTCTGCTCATACAGCAGCGCCTGGGCGTAGCCGCCGGGATCTTCCAGCGGGTTCGGGATCGGCACCTCCGGCAGCCGCCAGAGCGGCGTGGAGGGCTGTTGCGCTGGCTGTGCCTGTTGCTGCGGCTGTGGCGCCCCACCGCGCTGTAGCGCCTCCAGCTGGCGTCGCAGCTCGGCGTTCTCGCCTTCCTTCTGCGATGCCTTCTGCTTCCAGTCGTTCCGCCGTTTCCGCTCGGCTTCGAGCGTTGCGAGCGGAACAGCCTGGACGCCTTCCTCCAATGATGCCGGCGACGCATCGTCCCCGTCGTCATCGTCCTGCACCGGCGCCGATGCTGGTGATGACGGTGGAGATTCACCCGTGGAGGCCGGCTGTGCTCGCTCCGGCGGAACAGAGGCGGGTGCAGCAGTGCTCTCCTGGAGGAAGGCTTCCAGCTCGGAGTTCTCAGGCATATTTTGGGTCTCTGGTCAGACTGGGATTTCGGAATGAGCGGCTACAGCGACGTGACCGACGGGTTCCACATGAGCACTCTGGAGTTCCACCGGATGTGGAAGCTGACAGAGCGCGAGATGAATCAGGAATTTTACAGCGGAAGGCTGCAGATCCACGGGAAACCGATGGCGAAAGGCGGCTACGAGGGCTTGCGGATATCCCTGCCGTCGCTCCGTGCCTGGCTCGCGCGTGAGGCGGAGATGCCGCCGAGGGTGCGGCGCAAAATACGCGAGGCGGGCGGCGCGGAGCGGGTTGATCGGTTTCGCCGCGAACAGATGGACCTGTGCGAGATAGACCCGTTCGCCGGCACCGTGACGCTGCCCGACGGCACCGTCTGGCGCGACATTATGATAGCGCCGGTGCGGAAGAACTGACCCCTATTGCTGCTGTGAACCGGCTACTGCCGCGCCACCGCCTGCCATGAGGCCGGCGATGCCGTATTTGCGCAGGATCTCGATGGTGTCGGCGTCGAACACGACGTAATTCTGCTTCGCTGGACCGCCCGCCACGGCAGCATCGGAATACTTGAGTCCGGGGATGCCTGCGCCGCGCAGTGCTTCCGACACAACGGCCGGGTCAACACCTGCCGCCTGTGCCCACAGGATGGCGTCGCCTGGCGTCATATCCGGCGAGAACGGCTTGCCTAAGCCACCGCCAGTATTCATCAGCTTTTCCGCAAAGTCCGCTGAACCCGTTTTTTGATAGGCTTTCGTTAGCAGGTCGCGGGTGATCTCGTGCGCCTTCTTGCCAACATCGCCCTGTGCCGCGAACGGCTGGTCCCAGTCGATCAGCTGGTGCGGCTCTGCCTTTATATTCGCTTCATACATATGGCCATCTCGGCCGCGATAAACCCTGGCCACATCTTCATTGCCCGCGAGGTAATGCCCGCGCCCGTAGGGCTGCGCGCCGACGCCTGTGCCGATCTTGCTGTTGTCGAACCTGTCGAAACTATGCGGCCCGGCGTGATACCCGCGGATGCCAGGCGCGGACGTGCTCAGCAACGCGTTCTCGCTGAGTTGCTTCACCGCATCCACCACGCCAGCCTGCGTCGGATGCCCGCCCTCGAACACGCTGCCGCCTGTCCACAGCCCGCGGTCCCGGCTGATCTGCCGCTCGCGCTCCATCCAGTCGGTCGCCGCCTGCACATTCTGCGTCCACGCGTCGGCCTGCGTTGGCACCTGCAACAGCGCATTCGGCTCGACCGGCGGCACAATGCGCGCATCACGCATCAGCGCGTTGAACTCAGCCACGACGCGGCGCCTGCTGCGGTGGCGGGTTGAGGATCGCCCGCGTTTCCGCTGCCTTCTTCACGCTGGCGAAATGCAAGTCGCGTGCTTTCGCTTCGTCCAGCTGCGTCTTCGCCGCTTTCGCTTGTATGTCGGCGAGCACGTCAGCCGCGACCAGTTCCGGCGGCAGCGTCATGTCGGCCCCGCGCTTCATCGACGCAGGATTAGCCGGTGATGCGCTGTCAGGCGGCGCTCTGAATGAGTCGTGGATTTCCGCGATGTGGTGGATGCTCGCATGGTCACGCTCCTTCGCCAGCGCCTCGTCGGCCATGGCTTTGGCGTTGGTGGCCCGCACATCGGCCTGCTTCTTCGCCATCTCCAGCTGCTGCATCTGCGGACCCATCGCACCGGCCGCCTCGGATGCCTTCTTCATGCGGTCGAGCAGTTCGCCTTTGTTGCGCAGCCCCGAGGCCGCGATCAGCACGTCGGGCGGGATCAGGCCCGGCTGCGCCTGTGCCAATTGTGCCAGCTGCTGGAACTGTTCGTGCTCCAACGCGGGCACGTCCATGCCTTCCTCGATGGTTATGTCCACCTCGAGGTCCGTCACGTCGTTCTCGATGCGGACGACCTGCTGCAGCCGCGGATCGCCTGGCACGATCTGCAGTTGCTGCATCGCCATCGCGCGCTGCTCCTCCGGCATCGCCGCCAGTTCGTCCCGCACCGTCACCGGCCGGTTGATGCCGACCCACTGCGTGCTGCCGATGTCGTCGGTCACGCGCACCCACCGCCCTGCCGTCCAGTATTGCCGCGCCGCCATCCAGCAGACCTCGTAGACCCGCCGCGTCCACTGGCGGAGGCTGTCCGACAGCGGCTCGTTGGCCGCAGCACCACCCGCCTGCTGCGCAATGATGGCGCGTCCGCTCGGATCGCCGCTGGCCACGCCAGCCATTGCCGCATTCGGGCCGCTCAGCTGCATCTCCGCAGTCGCGTGCTCCAGCAATTTGAACTGTCCCAAGGCCAAATCGCCGCCCGGGATCACCTCGAACTTCATCCCCGGCATGATCTCGATATAGCCATCGGGCCGCGCCACCTCGCGCCGCGCCTTATCCACGTCGGGCACCGCGCCCTGCTCGGCGATCGTGCGGTTGACGCTCAACAGATGCAGCGCCTTGCTGCGGCGTTTGTTGATTTCGTCCTGCAGCGAGATCATGCCGCGGACGATGCCGTAACGCCGGTTCTCACGGTCGATGTAAGCGCTCTGCAGGATCAGCGGACACGCCGATTTGCCACGACGGTCGAGGTGCGGGCTTGTCTGCGGCTCGCTGAGGTAGCCGGCCTTGCTGAACGTCGCGCTCCACCAGG